CGGATTAATATAGATGTAGAGTTTTATTAGTTCAGAACTCTTTTTAGAGAGTTCTTCACTCTGTTACAGACTGCTGGACAAACAGACTATTATAGGATGGGCATAGTCTGCCTATCGGACAGTTGGGGCATATGGCAGGGTTTCAAAAGGGAAGTGAGCACCACCTTGTTAAGGGGCTAGCCGCCTCCAAGGAGCAAGTGCTAAATGCTATAAGGGCTGGAGTTACTATCCCAGCGGCAATGGCTCTTGTAAACAAGAAGCCAGATACTATTCGGCAATGGATGAATCGAGACCCCCTTTTTGCGGCGGACTTAGAGGAAGCCAAGACTGAGGGACAAAAGCAATCCTTTGATGCTATGGGTGTGGAGAAAGAGTCCATGCCTTTCAAGGACTTCTCAAAAGCATTTCTTGACCAGACCGTCTTTCCCCATCATCAAGACTGGGTTGACCTACTGGAAGGTCGCGAACCATCATGGTTGCATCCGTCAATGAAATACGAGCCAGGTGAGAGTAACCGTCTGTTGGTCAATGTGCCACCAGAGCATGCTAAGTCCACCGTTATCACGGTGAACTACTCCACCTATAGAATCGCCCTCAATCCAAACATCCGAATTATCGTGGTGTCCAAGACTTTAAATAAGGCGAGAGAATTCGTCTACGCAATCAAGCAACGACTATCACATCCACGCTGGCTAAAACTACAGACCGCTTATGGTCCTGACGGTGGCTGGAAAGGTGATGCAGACACTTGGCGAACTGATACAGTCTACCTTGGGGGCGATGCTCGTAACTCAAGTGAGAAAGACCCAACCCTCCAGGCACTAGGTATGGGTGGTCAGATTTACGGCGCACGTGCCGACCTTATCATCTTGGACGACTGTATAACTACAGCCAACGCCCATGAGTGGGAAAAACAGATGGACTGGTTACAGAAGGAAGTTATTACCCGTCTGGGTAAGAACGGTAAATTGCTAGTCGTAGGGACACGAATTGCAGCGAATGACTTATATAAAGAACTACGTAATCCTAAGCATTGGAGTGGTGGGCGTTCTCCTTTCACTTACATGGGCATGCCTGCGGTTTTGGACTACGCGGAAAAGACTGAAGACTGGACAACCCTTTGGGCTGAGTCGGATGTCCCGTGGGATGGGGATACTGACACTCCTAAGGAAAACGGCTACTTCCCCAAATGGGACGGACCAACGCTTGCAAAAAGACGAAGCGAAGTTACGCCATCAACCTGGGCACTTGTCTACCAACAAGAAGACATCCAAGAAGATTCAATCTTCCCACCAGTATTGGTTGCGGGAAGCACTAACGGGGCACGGCACAAAGGTCCACTACGACCAGGAGTTGTAGGGCATCCACCTAAAGTAGAGGCTTATACCATTATTGGTTTTGACCCTGCTATGGCTGGTAATGCTGCGTTTGTTGTAGCAACGTATAACAGAGCGGACGGAAGAATATATGTTTTGGATTGTATCAACATGGCAGAACCTACGCCTCAAAAGATTAGAGCGACAATTGAAGACCTTGTCGAAAGATATAAACCACAAGAGTTCCGCGTTGAAATCAACGCACACCAAAAAGCCTACTCCCTTGACGATGAGTTACGAAACTGGCTTGCTCAATACGGTGTTCGCTTGGACGCTCACTTCACAGGCAAAAACAAATGGGACACATCCTTCGGAGTCGCTAGTATGTCCACACTGTTTGGAACGATTAGGGATGAGAAGTTCCAGAAAAACAATATTGTAGAACTACCATCATCAGATGGGTCAGAAGGTATCAAAGCATTAACGCAACAACTCCTTACATGGAAACCTGAAACTAAAGGCAAGACTGACTGCGTTATGGCAATGTGGTTTGCGGTTATTCGTATCCGTGAATTGATGCAACAAAATACAAGAGCAATACAGTATGTTGGAAACCGTTGGGCTACTAGAGCACAAAAGGAACAACGTATGGGAATCAATTTAGACGAAGCCTTCCACGAACAGTGGCAAGAAACATACGGATAAGGAAAACATTATGCCTAACCCAATTAAGATTATTAAGAAAGTAACTAAGGCTGTTACCAAAAGTTCTGAAGCAAAGGCTAATGCTCGCGGTCTTAAGGCTGCTCAAGGTAAATCACTTGCACCTAAAGGTTATAAGCCTGATACTGAAGGACGCAAACAAGTTAAGCGTTTTGCGGCTCCACTTGAAAGGTTTAATGGCAAAAAGAATGCAATGCGCTTAGGTGCGCAAACAATTGATATTGGTCGTTCATCTTTAAAAATAAAAAAAGCACCAGCAAATCGAGGTAAGTAATGGCTAAATCATCTACGTCTCTTGGTAAAATTAAAAAGCCTAAACAGTCTGGCAATGTTAAATTTATTAAAGATTGGGTTATGGACCCAACAAGTCCTGTAGATGTAGGTCTTACTCTTGCTGGTGGCAAAGCAATTAAAGTAGCAGCCAAAGCAAGCAAGCGTGCTGTTGGTGGTATCGCTAAAGCAGGTGCTAAGTATGTTAGCAAAGTCTACAGAAATATAGGGTAACTCATGGCAGCACCAACAGCAGCACTTAAAATAATTAGAAAAATGATTCAACGCGGTGCAAGCACCAACATCATTGAAAACAAACCTGCTGTTGCTAGAAGTATTCGTAGAACCGATAAGTATACTCGTAAAGTATCTGACAGAGAAGCCTCAAAGATTGCACGTGAAACTGTAGGCAAAGCACCATTTGGTCGTGCTCGCGCCGTTGTATCTGGTAAAACTGAATTAAGCGAACGCGAAGGAATAACTAGGTTTGAAGCAGCAAAACGTGCTGGCAAAAGAATTGAACGTGTTAAAAAATTAACTGGTCCTGTTACTGTTAAAAAAACTGCTGGCAAAACACCAGGAGATATTGCTAAAGATAAACAAGCAGCCAATGCTGCTAAACGAGATAAACTTAATAAAGACATGAAACCACGCAAGCGTGTTGTTACCAAACCAGAACCACGCAAAGTTGTAAAAACAAAAGCAGGTGGAACTGTCAGTCGTCCTGGTAAAAAAGTTGATGCTGAAAAATTTAAAAAAGTAACTGCTAAAGATGTTAAAGATATTGTCACACGTAGAATGTCTAAGCCTAAGTTAGACCCTAATGAAAAAGTAGATGTTACTTTATCAAATGGTAATGTAGTAAAAATGACTAGGGCAAAAAGAGATGCTCTTAGACTTAAAGCAAAAAATGCAGCAGACAATCCTAAAAATTCATTTGCTAAAAGCCGCGAAGAAGAAAAATCTGCAAATCTTGCTAGACGTGAAATTGCAGATAGAAATGCTGAAGACCGTGCTAAAGACCTTAGTGGTGCAATGAATAGACAATACCAAGAAAGCGGAACCAACTTTAGAAATCCTGCTACTGGTAAAATGGAACGCACTCAAACTAATGTTGCTAATCCTATGCAAGAGCCAGCCCGTAAAGCAGAAATTGAAAAATTAAAAGCAGAAGCATTAAAAGCAAAAAAGCCAAATCTTAAATTATCACCAGAAGCAAAAAAGAAATTTGCTGTAAAGAAAACTGTAAACTATAAAATTAAAAGAAAGAAGTAGTTAATGTTATCAATAGAGCAAGTAGGAGCACGCGTCCAAACGCTGCGCTATCGAGCGCATACTCGTGACCAACGTAATGCTGATGTGCAGATGGTGCGTCAGGGTAAAATTGCTCAGGTCTATCCTAACTTTTTTCCTGAAGGCGTAGAGCAAAACGTAGTAGCAAACTTTATTGATATTGTTGCTCGTGACTTAGCAGAAGTAATTGCTCCGCTTCCAGCGGTTAACTGCTCTGCAGCAAATCAAGTTTCAGACCGTGCTCGTCAGTTTGCTGATAAGCGCACTCGTATTGCATCTAACTATTTCCGTCTGTCTGACCTACAAGTGCAAATGTATAACGGCGCAGACATGTATATTACATATGGTTTCCTCCCATTCATTATTGAATTGGATGAAGAAGAGCAACAGCCACGTATCCGATTAGAAAATCCTATCGGGGCTTATCCCGAATTTGACCGCTATGGACGATGCGTTGCCTTTGCAAAACGCTACTCATTGACACTTGGTGAATTAGTCGCCATGTTCCCAGAACATGAACGTCAATTACTAGGTGGCTTGGGTTACAAGCAAGACTTAAACGGCATGATTGAGATGATTCGTTATTACGATAAAGACCAATCTGTATTGTATTTACCATCACGCAACAACATGGTGCTTTCACAAGCAGCCAATCCGCTAGGCAAGATGAATGTAATCGTTGCAAAGCGACCTGGTCCTGATGGTGAACTACGTGGACAGTTTGATGATGTTCTTGGTATTCAGTTGCTTCGTAATAGGTTCGCATTACTTGCGATGGAAGCAGCAGAAAAGTCAGTTCAATCACCAATTGTTCTACCGCAAGATGTTCAAGAACTACAACTTGGTGGAGATGCGGTTATTAGAACTGCTAATCCAGCAGGCGTTCGCCGTGTTGAACTATCTATACCACAAGGCGCATTTACAGAATCGCAACTTCTTAATGATGAACTGCGTGTAGGTGCTCGTTATCCTGAATCACGAACAGGAAATATGAATGCAAGTGTTGTCACTGGACAGGGTGTTCAAGCATTATTAGGAGCATTTGATACGCAGATTAAATCTGCTCAAGCAATCTTTCAGGTAGCACTACGAGATGTAATCTCGCTTTGTTTTGAGATTGATGAAAAACTTTATAACGTAACTAAAACTATTCGTGGTGTAGATGCAGGTTCACCATATGCTTTAGAATATACTCCATCTAAAGACATCAAGGGTGATTACTCTGCTGATGTTAGATATGGAATGCTTGCTGGTCTTAATCCAGCACAAGGACTTATCTTTATGTTGCAAGCACTTGGTGGCGGATTAATATCCAAAGACATGGCTATGCGTGAACTACCTTTCAATGTTAACGTAACTCTTGAACAAGAGAAAATTGAAGTTGAAAAAATGCGTGATTCGCTATTAGGTTCACTAGCCGCTTATACACAAGCCATTCCACAGATGGCAACACAAGGACAAGACCCTAGCGAGATTGTGCGCAAAATTGCAGAAGTAATTAAAGCCCGTCAAAAGGGTGTTGCAATAGAAGACGCGATTCAAGATGTCTTTGCTTCAGAGCAACAAGTTCCTCCTGCTGGCGCACAAACTTCAGTTGAGCAGCCTGTCCCCGCTGCTCCTGGTGAACCAGCAGGAGGCGCACCTCAAATAGAAGCGGCTCCAGAAGGCAGACCAGATATGCAAGAACTATTATCTAGAATGTCAGGAACTGGCGCAACAAGCGGTAACGCAACAATTATGCAACGCAGGGCTATTTAATTTAAGGAGTAATCATGGCAACTAAAAGAAGAAAACCCAGAACAGTTGCTGATGAAAATTATTCCGCACTTGATATGTATTGTATTTGGTTAAATGAATATCATCGTGCATTACGCCGTGCAGGATTCAGTAATGATAATGCATTATGGATGGTAGCAACAAAAGATTCTTACCCTGAATGGGTATC